AGGGTAAGGTGACCGCCCCCGCTGTGGTGTCAAGTCTTGGCGAGAAGGACGAGATGAAGGGCTTCATGCACTACATCCGCACCGGCAAAGAGAACAGCGTCATGAAAGCGCTGAAGGCGTCCAACGATACCGATATGAACATCGGCACGGCTGCAGACGGGCAGTACCTGGTCCCCACCGGTCACTATCAGAACGTGATCACCCGGCGTGACGAAAGTGCGCTGTGGACGAAGTTGGGCGTGACCGAGATTCCCGGCGTTGGCACGACTGTCAATGTCCCCTATGATGATGAGGCTGACGGCGAATTCGTGGTCGCAACCGAGACCGCTGAATTTGACGATGACGCCCCCGCCACCGGACGCAAATCCCTGACGCTTGCCAAATACGCCAAGATCATCCGCATCAGCCACGAGTTACTGCGTGACGAAGATAGTCGCCTTGAATCCTTCCTGGCGAACTGGGTCGGGCGCGGTATGGCGAAAACCCACAACGATCTGCTGATCACCGAAGTCGAGTCCTATGGCACGAGCTTGAAGACCTTCGCATCGGCAACCGCCGTTGCAAAAGGCGAGCTTGAGGACATGATGTTCCAGGCTGATATGGTCAGCTACCTGGACGGCGGATCAGCCAACTGGGTCATGAGCGGTCCATCCTACGCCAAGATCATCTCGGTTGTGGGCGACGCACGCACTTATGCCCAAACCCCGCAGGGCGCATTCCGTGAGCAGATTTTAGGCTTCCCCGTGCAATTCACCAACAAGGCTGACACGATTGCCGCAAGCAAGAAATCAATCTTCTTCGGTGACTGGTCGCAGGTTGGCGTTCGCAACGGGCAGGGCTTACAGCTCATCCGTGACCCCTACACCCGAGCACGCTATGGGCAGATCGAACTGGTCTACCTGTTCGATTGTGTGTACGGCGTTTTGAACGCTGAAGCCATTGGCTTTGGTGTACATCCTTCTGCATAAGTTGGAGTGATATGACTGACAGGGTCGCTGCAATAATCACGAACTACAATATGCCCGAACGCACTGACGCGCTGGTGAAATACATCAAGCGCTATGTCAAGGCGCCTGTGGACGTGGTGGTGGTGGATAACGGCAGCGACCTTGTGAAACCTTCAAAATTTACAACCGTTCAACTCGAGAAGAACGTACAAACCACCGGCGGCTGGCTGGCAGGACTTGCCTCACTTGACAGGCAATACTTCGCGTATTGGTTCCTGATAACTTCAACAGAGTTTGTGCACGGGCACTCCTTTGACCCGCTGAGACCAATGGTGGCAAAACTACAAAACGATGACCAGGCGGTAGGTGTGCATAACGCCCTTACAACCGACAGCACCACCGCCTGGACACATCTGAAGACACGCGGCGGCATTGGCTGCCGTGAAACGTGGATGATCGACAACCTGTCGAGCCTGTACCGAGCCGAGTGGTTCGATAGCATAGGGCGCTTTGACCCTGACCTAACCTACGGCTGGGGCATTGACCTTGAAACCAGCTACACCGCCCGTCAGCAAGGCAGGACGCTTTGGATCTGTGAAGACGCACGGGTGAAGAAGACAACGGATATCGGCTATTCGATGAAGCGAATGAACATGAGTGCAGAGCGCAGGCGTGAGCTTGCTGGGCAGAATATGGTTGATGTGCTGAACAGGAAATACGGACCGGACGGATACAACAAAGTGAGGAATGACTACATTGAGGACTATATGAGATGACAACGACGCAAACATTGACAATCCTTGAATGGATTAAGGCAAAGATCGTTGGCAGGATTGCGATAGCGGATAGTGATGCGAACCTGCTGATGAAGTATGCAGCCCTACCAGGTGACCATGTAGAAATCGGCTGCTTATGGGGCGGCACGGCGATCCTGTCCGCACTGGCGAAAAGAGAAGCCGGGGTGGATGGTCGCATTTACTCCATTGACTTCATGACAGGCGGCTTCTGGGAAAGAGGCGATCCGTGCATGAACAGGCAAGTGCCAACGCATGACACGATATTGAAGAATTTGAAGACCTTCGATGTGGCAGATAGGGTGACAGTTATCAAGGATAAGTCAAGCCCATTGCCGCTGAATGCAAACGTTCACCCTGTCACGGTGCTGATAGATGGTGACCATTCATACGAGGGATGTTTGGAAGATTGGCAGAACGTGAAGGCATTGAAGCCGGACTATGTTCTATTTCACGATTACAACACGGGCTACCATCCCGGTGTCTTGAAGGTTGTGGATGAGGTTGTGAAAAACGATCCACGATGGCGTGAGGTGGAGTGCGTGAATCAGACGATTGTGTTTGAAAGGGTGAAGTGATCGCAATATCTGTGATTGTTCCGACCTATAACCGCTTGCAGTTCCTGGAACGCGCACTTGCCAGCATTGACGCACAGACCTTCAGAGATTACGAGGTGATCGTGGTCAATGATGGCGGCGATCCAGTGTGCGGCGTGGTCAATAAGCACCCGCAGGTGACGCTGGTCGATCACTGTGCCAACAAGGGCTTACCGGCGGCACGCAATACCGGCATCCGTGCGGCGAAGGGCAAATATATCACCTTCCTGGATGATGATGACATCTACTATCCCGACCACCTTGAAACGCTGGTCGGTGCAATGGACAGCGGTGCCCAGATCGCCTACACCGACAGCCATCTGTGGGAAAACGAGATCAACAAGATCAACTGGCTGTCGGTGGATTATGACCGACGGCGATTGCATCAGCACAACCTGTTCCCGGCGATGTGCCTGATGGTCAGACGAGAACTGTTTGACAGCTGTATGTTTGACGAGAGTTTGAAAAGCCATGAAGACTGGGATTGCTGGCTGAGGATGAGCCGGATCGTGAAGGACTTTGTTCACATCAAGAAAGCGACCTGTGCCTACTCCAAGCGGGGCGGGCAAGACCAGATCAGCAACCGGGATTATCACATAGAAGCCTACCGAGAGGTGAAGAAGCGTTATGAGCGATAAGCAGAAATTATTAATCTTCATGCCGACCTACGAAGACAAGGGCATCATCCAGGCGTGGCCTGACGCAGTGGAATCCTTTTACAACCTTGAGGTGCCGGACAACTACGAAGCGGACTGGGTGATCGGGCTGGATAATCCCTTCGGGATCGAAGCCAAACACAAGAACACGCTGTACCAGTATCAGCAAATTCAACGGCGTGCGCTGGATGAAGGCTACGACGGACTGGTCACCTTTGAGCACGATATGCTGGTGCCGAAAGACGGGCTCATCAAACTGCTGGAAGTGCCCGTACCGATTGTCTATGGCTTGTATATGCTTCGACATGGTGCTTATTGCGTGAACGCCTTCCTGTATATTCAGGACAGCCCGAACTTGCAGAAGTCGATGACCTACACCCCGAAACGCTATGCGTTGGCAGAGGCAAAGGGCTGGGCAAGAGTGAGCGGCGTTGGGATGGGCTTCACGTTATTCCGGCGTGAGGTGCTGGAGCGCTTCAACTTCCGGGCATCGGGGAGCAGTTACCCGCCTGACTGGGCGATTGCTGTGGACTGCACAAAATACGGGATGAAACAGATTTGCCGATTCGATGTCAAGTGCGGTCACATCGAGAAAAACGGATTGCCTGTCTATCCAACGCAGGAAGGATTTGAAACTATGACACGAGTAAAGATTTTACAGCGTTTTGTATATGGGCAAATGTTTGAGCCTGGTGCAATCGTGAACGTTCCATCTGAAAAGGTGGATGACTTCTTCAGGGCGGGTTATATCGAGATATTAGGCGACCCTGACACGCCAGCCGTGAAGATTGTGCGCAAGCCCGACAAGAAATCCACGAAGGCGATCAAGGATAAGCTCGCTGAAAAAGATGTGCCTGAGCGTGACGAAAAAGGGCGCTTTGTGAGTAAGGAGGTTTAATGGCATATGCAAGCGCAGCAGAATGCAAACAATATTTAGGCATTAGCGTTTCCACCGATGACACATTGATCGACAGCCTGATTGAACGGGCGCAGGGCATCATTGACAGCTACACGGGCAGGACATTCGAAGCCACCACTGCGACCAAGTATTTCCACGTGGATGACGTGGACGGCAAGTATCTCTACCTGTACGGCTATGACCTGCTGGGCGTGACCACGCTGACCAACGGCGACGAGGGCACGACAGCGATCACCAGCGCACATTATAAGCTGATGCCCCGCAATGAAACGCCCAAGTGGGCGATCAAGCTGGATGATGATACCGACTGGGAGCTGTATGATGCCGACAGCGAGATCGTGGTCGCCGGTACGTGGGGCTACGCTACGACAGCGCCCTATGACATTGCCCACGCCTGCGTCCGCCTGACAGCGTTCCTATACCGCCAGAAGGATACCAGCGCAGACATTGACCGCCCCTTCGTGACGGGTGACGGCGTGACGATCATGCCAAGTGCCTTACCGCAGGATGTCAAGTCGATCCTGGATAACTATAAAAGGCGGCTGCCGTGAGCGTTATTCTGAACGTGTATGATGCTTTGGCGGCAAAGACCGTCACTACCACCAGCGGCGCAACGCCTACTGTCTACGACTTGCACCAGCTGCCCGAATCGGTGGACACGGCGATCCTTCCTGCCCGACTGTTACTGCCTTTGGGCAACCAGCCAGGCGAAGGTCGTGAGGCGAACTTCATGGCGATTGGAACCACGATGACCGTTGTGTGGCAGATCAACGACCTGATGCTATGGGAAGCCAGCGAGCGCAATATCGGCCTGCGGGGCTTTGCAGAAGAACTGGTCGATTATTGCGGCAAATATCTGGACATGGTGCGAACGTTCAAATGTCCCTACGCCAACACCAGCCTGGAGAGTGTGAGCGTGACGCCCGGCGAGTATGAGTGGCCGAGCGGATCGGGGCGCTTCTTTCCGGGCGTGCTGTGCCAGCTATCCGTGCGGGAGGTATTGAGTGGCTGATAAGAAGATTGCACGACGCAAACAAAGATTTATCTATATGGATCGGGGCTACATGATTGGCTTACCCGCCCGTGATATGGACGACGACGAGTGGCTATCCTGCCCGAAAGAACTGACAAAACCTGCACTCATGCAGAGATTGTATACCGTGATCACACCAGAAAAAAAAGAGGTGAAAGATGCTTAATGCACACAATGTTTTACAACGGGGCGCGCAAGCCTATTTTGGAACGGCGAACGCAACCGCAACGGCGAAATTGCAGAGCGTATCCAGCTTTGCACTGACACCGGACTTGCAGACGCGAGCGCTGGACCAGCTGCGCGGTTCGCTTGCCCCTACCCATCAGACCGCACTGGACTACTATGGGTCCAGCGCAACGTTTGAAGTCCCAGACGAAACGTTTGAGGATTTGAATTACTGGCTGGACAGCCTGTTTTCAGCTGCCACACCCGCCGGAACTGGACCGTACACACGGGCATATGCTGCGCCATTGACCGCAGAAGCCGCCCCGACCTTCATGACCTTGCAATACGGGCAGACGAATGAAGTCTGGCAGATGCAGGACGCATCAGTGGCGACCCTGACGCTTTCCGGTTCGAGCAATACCGGCGTCCAGGTGGGCGGTTCGCTGATTGGCGGCAAAGTGGTCGAAGGCGCACTGGCAAGCTTGCCAGATCGCACAGGGCTGACCCGCATGACCGGCTGTATGGCGGCGCTGGCGATTGACGCATGGGCTGGCACGATGGGCAATACTGCTGTCGCAACATCGGCTTTCAGCTGGGAGCTGACGATCAATTCCAACCGGCAATACCGCACCTATTTGGGCGGATGCACACCGCAGGCGTGGAATGACGGCAAGTGGAACGGGCAGCTTCGGCTTTCGCTGGAACTGAACACCACCACCGACGATTACCTGATCGCCATGTTAGCCGCAACCAACGCCATCCTGGAACGCCAGAT